AGCTAAGTTGGCGTTAAAGACAGCAACTTCGTTCAACTTTTCTTTGAATAATTCAAGAGCTTTCTTGTATTCATCATTTTGTTTTCTAAGTTTGCTAACTTCTTCGTTGATTTCTTCTCTCTTATTACCAGCTTGGAATTTCTTTTTGGATTTAATTCCTCCATGATATCCATTACCCATAGTACGAGCAGATTCCTCAACGTCGCCTTCGATAGAATCATCACCTTCTTCGTAAGTTTCGTCAACATATTCTTCTAATGATTCACCACCTAAGGTTTCATCATCATCTTCATATGACATGTCTTCGTTTGTATCATCAAGTTCGATTTCGTAAACAGTTTCTTCAGAGTCATCCATCATTTCTTCCAAAGACTCATCGGAATATTCTGATTCATCACCTTCTCCCAAATTTTCATCGGAATATTCTAATTCATCACCTTCTTCTAAATCTTCTTCAGACATCATAGTTTCATCTAAGTCTTCTTCACCTAACTTAATGATATACTCATCATCACCATCAGACAATTCAATGTGGTCATCATCTTTTTTCACGATTACACCATCTTCAGGACTCATTGCTTTGAATACTTTTAAAATTTCGTCTTCATCAGCTCCTGTCATATCAACAACGTCATTATCATCTTCGTCATCTCCGAATCCGCCCATGTTAAACATATTACCCATGTCGTCATCGTCATCTTCAGATGAATCTTTATCGTCGATACCTTTAGTTGGTTCATCAGATGATTCGTCATCATCCTCGTCCGATTTATCGTCCCCTGTTTCATCATCAGCTTTTGCTGACACATCATCTGTGGGGTCTTCTTCAGGAGTAGGTTGTTCTTTAACTTCCTTCTCCTCATCTTCCATTGATTCTTTCAACAAATCACCTAGTTCTTGCTTCATAGTAGATGCAAGTATACCTTTTGCGTTTGCTTTTACTGCCTCTTCAAGAGTCTGTACTTGAAGTAATGCTTGTTCTAGAATGGATTTTTCGCTCATTTTATTAAATATATTTACCTATAAATATGTCGATAATGTAAAAAAATACGGATTATAGTATGATAAACTATATTAAATTCTTATTTACCCAAATAAGTATCCAACTTAGACATCAAATTTTTCATTCTGTCAGAGTCGGCAGGTTTATCTTGAATTGATTCTTGGTATTGGTCTCTGTCTTTTAAATCAGAGAATACATATGCACCTGGTGTGCTTGGAGATGATACTAAATCAAAACAAACTAATTCAAAATCTTCTTGAACTATGTTTTGTCCTTTAATATTTTTTAATGACCCAACACCTCTTGAAGAAATACCAAGTGTTGCACCATTCATAAGTAACATTGCTGCTTGGTCACCTTTGGTACTAACGATACCCATTTTTTTCCAAGCGGGAGATGTAAACAATTTAATCTTACCCATTAAGATTTTCCCATCCCACCATGTTTCCAATATGGAATGAGAAACTCTATCTAAATCGATAAGAGAAGATGTTGGGTGATTTAACTCATTAAGAGCACTTCCTTTTTTTATTAAGGTTTGATATTTTTCGTTTTCTCTTTTTAATATGTTTTCAGGATATATTCTACCATTTTTATTTGGTGTGTCATATTTCTGCAAAACAGCATAAAGGACTACATCTTGCGAGTAATCCACGTCTTTCATCTCAGAAATTATTTTCTGATTTTCTAATGGTGAGATATATCCGGCATCGTATTCAATTAGTATACCTTTACCGGTTTCATTTGGCCCGAGTATTTTCATCCAACTTTTTTATAATAAATACCCCGAATACTGAATTAATTCTTTTTTTCAAAGAAATTAAATAAAGTTTCGTCCGTTAAAACGGTATCTACTATAGATTCTGATAAGTTGGATATAATATTTTTAACCTCTTTTGACCTTACATCAAAAAACTTCTCTACATATAAAGTAATTTCAAGGTCCATGAATGACCTTTTATTTTCTTTTATGCCATTAGTTTTAATATCTAAATCGACTATTGATTCTTTTTTGAATAAATCAGAATTCAAAGAATAAATTTTTTCTTTGATTTGTCTTCTGGTTTTCGAAATTAACTTATCAAAGTCGTGGTCGATTATTGTGGGTTGGGTCCATGAGTTTAGTTGAATGTAGACCGTTTTTAAGTTCTTATAATCAACAGTACCATACCCAATCTTTACATTATTGTGTACACCTATTGAAATAAACTTTCCTTTTTTCATTTAAATTTATCATACTTATATATTTTATGGTGTATTTAAAATATACAGAATAAACTTAACAAATCAAAACTTTTCAATTATATTTAAAAAAAACATATGATAATCGTAAACGTCAATAAAGAGAAGAACCTTGAATCCGCATTAAAGAAATACAAATACAAGGTTCAAAAGACTAAACAAAACGATAAATTGAGGGAAAAACAACAATATACTAAACCCTCAGTTGCTAAAAGAAGTAAAAAGTTAAAAGCTATCTACAAACAACAATTGTTTACAAATCAAGAAAAATCAAATTAAACCGTTTTTCAATTCAATCAACTTGTAGTAATTGTATTTTGTAACCTCTGACTTATCTACCTCTGATTTCACATTATTAAGTTTACTTACAACAGAATCTTCAGTTGATTCTTTCAAAAGAGAATCAAGTTTATTATTCAACTCTTTTTTAATTGTATTCATTTCCAAAACCAAATCATCGTTTGTCATGGAAACAATCTTATTAAACGTCCCTTTTTGTTCTTCGTTTAAGAAATCTGCGTATTTTATATTAAAGTTATTTACCAACACCGCATTTAACAATGAATGGTTTTCAATTTGAATTGGTGAAGGTTCAACAACTTCTTTTTTCTTTTCAGAAATTAAATGATTTATTAAATTTTCTCTGGCGTCAATTTTAGATGCGATATTGTGCATATTAGACTCTTCAGATAAGATATCTAAGTCATTATATACTGAAGTATTTTCCACAACAACATCTTTGAGAGATTTACCGAATTCTTTCATTTCTTTTTTCAAAGATTTCATTTTATCAATCAAAATCGGTTCAATAGATTCTACATACAATTTAGCTTTATCTCTACTTGTAATATTAAGATTTTCTATGTTTTCATAAAACATATACATCTCAACCAAAGATTTATTTGATTTTAGTTTTTTTACCAAATCTTTAATTTCACTCTTTTTATTAGAGGTGTACGATTCGGTTAATTTTGTCAATAGTTTTGTTTTTAATTCACCAAAGTTTGTCATTTCAGTTATTCGTTTAAAAAGTCTTTTAGTTTATTTTCTATTTCATAAATATTCTGTTGAGCTTTATCCATGTTAAATAAATCTTTTAAATTTTCATTTTCACCTAACATGCTCAATATATTATGTTTTTTAGTTTCATTTTCACTCAATGGAGCTTCACCACCGGCTGGCGGTGGAGGTGGAGGTGCTCCTCCTCCCATATCTGAACCCATTCCTCCTCCTCCTTCAGGTGCTTCACCACCTTCTTGTCTTTCTTCTTCAGGTACACCATACTTAGAATCCACATCATCAAATACTCCTGAACGTTTAATTACATTTTGTGTATTTGTTAATTCAAATCCTATCGCTCTTTCAAGTCTTTGTTGTTGTAAATCCAACACTACTTCACTATCACTCATACCAAGAATATTCTTCTTAGCCCATGTATGTGAAACAGGAAGAATACCTATTTGAGATTGGTCTGATGTTGCATCTTTATACAAGGTTATTTTTTCTTTCCACTGTTCAATTCTTAATAAATCAGACTGAGCAGATGGATTGGTTAATGATAATGTAAAGTTGTCTAATTCGTCCTCTAAACCAAGTAAATAAAGATGGATTAATGCAATCTTATTTAATTCTTGAATTACTGATTTTTGAATTCTATTAATTGTTCTTGCAAAACGTATATCCATTAACGCAAGAGTCTTACCATCGCCCACAACTTCTTCAAAACCTAAGAATGCCTTAGGAATACGAAGAGCTGCCAACATTTTCTTTTGGATGTATTCAATATCCGCAATCTCACCTAAATTTTGAGCTCCCGCCAAAGTTTCAATTGGATTTGTTTGAGCGGGGTCACGAACAGGTATGAAATAATCTTGGTCTACCGCCATTTGATTATATCTCATATCCACCTGACCGTTTCTTGAGTCTACTATTTGGTCTCTTTTAAATTTGTTTGCAACACGCTGTACATATGCTTCGATATCTTTGTCATCCATGTTACCAACAAAGATTTTGAAAACTCTTCTTTCAGGTGCTCTTGTTGTTCTATAAATCAACATAGCATCCTCAGCTAAAAGTAATTGTTTCCAAATTCTTCTTATTTTATCCAACATAGAAGTACCATAAGGAAGTTTTCTATCATCACCTAACAATCTAAAATGTGCAATTTCCCAAGCTTGAAATTCCAACTCTTTGTTTTTCCATTGGAATCTTAATTCCCTTGTGGGCATCTGCATTGCATTTTGTTGGTTCGGTGTTTTACTTTCTTTACCCTCGTGTCTTTCTATTTCAATATTCGGTAGTTGTTGACAACCTATGATACCCTTTTCAGGGTCAATTTTCAGGTAAACGAAGTTGTCTCCATACTTACACACACCTCTTGTCCACATTTGTAGATTAGTATTTAAATCTAATCTATTCATGAATAAATCTTCAAGAATACTTTTAATTCTTGTTGATTCTGAAAATATGGTTAAAATTTCACCCTTTTCGGATAAAGTTGTTGATTCTTCAGCGTAGATGTCTAATGCCGCAGAAATTTCAGGAGTAAACTCCATTGATTCATAATCGTAATATGCCGATAACCTGTTAGGTTCATAGTATACCGATTGGTTGTAAAGAGATTGGTCGAGTTTTGTCCATTTATCTGCGATGTATTGGCTTTGTTGTGCTTGCAACATCGCTTTCTCATACTCTTCTCGACTATTTGTTTTTAATATTTGCTCTTTGTCAAAATTGAAAGACGGAGCTTCTTCAGGAGTTACCTTATTAGGAAACCCAAACACCTTTGTTAATCTCTGAAAAACCGTCAAATTACTTTCTGCCATGTATATAAATAGTTTATGAGAATATAATTAATTCTGTTATGATAATAAAGGATTATCTTTTTTTACCAAACAACCATGCGTACTGTTGGTAATTTTCTTTTGTTGCGTTATTAGTGTGTCTTGGGATACTTGGGTCATTATCCATGGACATTGAACCTATTTGGTCAAAAGCGGTACCGTAAGAATAAAATGATTTGTTTGGTTCATATGTTCTTTCAGACAAAGTCCATGATTCCAACATCGCTTTATTTGCGTTTTCATTTTTAGTTAATTGACTAAAAGATATGTCACCAACATATAAAGCCATAGACA